ATGGCCCCTGCAAACGGCGACTGACCCACAATCTGCTGTATCTTGGGGTCTTGTAGTGCCGCCATGTGAGTCATAATATGTGCTTCGTGATCCTGATACGAGAACGCTTTTACAGGCTCTTGCTTCATTATCGACATATTCTCAGACACAGGATCAGCAGGTTTTATATCGTCAGGCAGTTTTATAATGTCTTCTGCGTCTGGAATACCCAGAACCTCAAGCATTTGACGGTGTAGTTTACCTAGATCGTACAACTGTGGTGCCTGTTGCGACATTTGCAAAGCTGCTTGGTACTGCATTATACGCTGCGCCATAGTAGCGGCGTTAGGATCAGACACGGGTACTACATCTACACGTCCATCAAAGTCTGCAGCGCGATCTGCAGGCTCATCCATCTCATACGCATACTCAGACGGCATATAGTCATGCACAATACGCGCTAGGATGCGTAGTTCTTCCTTCATAGCTGCATGTAGACGCGCCTGTACGCCCGACATAACCTTCATAGACCGTTCCATAAGCGCCAGTGTGGTGCCTACAGGAGCCTGTGCGTTCATATCCCCTACCTGCATGTCCCCTACAGAGCCAATGCGCCGTCCTTCCTCAACCACGTTGTTTAGGAGGGTATACAGCACCTGTGACGGCTCTTTATACGGTAGGAAGGTAATAGAATCCTTAATTGCTCCACCCGGAACGTCAACATCCCTAAATTCTCCGGGCATTAGAGGCGTATTGTCCCCTTTTATCCGCATACCACGCGATTTTAGACCCGCTGGTAAGTTAGATAGCGTCCCAGCGTCGATAAGCTGCCGCATAATGGACGTAGCGGACTTTGCCAGCCCACCTATAGTGTGAATTAAGCCCGTCCCATAAAATCCCATCCCCGGCAGGTATGGATAATGTACAAAATGGCTGCGTTTACGCCTCTTTTTGTCCTCTTCGTACCAATTTCTGCGTATTGCTAGGATTGTACGCGAAGATTTGTCCATAGTAATCACAAATGGGAGCGCCAGACCGTCAGGATCGTCAAATGGCTCGGGTAGTATGATATCTACGTGCATTTCTAGCAGTGTGTGGCGTGGGTCATCGCTGTAAACAGGCTCTGTCCCATCCATTTCGTTGTATTTTTCTTCAATGTCCGTAATATCACGCGTTGGTTCCGGTAATTCTACGTCTGCGTAGAACCCATTTACCTGTAATGCGCGAATTTCTTCATAAGTTTTCTTCATAACGTGTGTGTAGCGCGGACAAGTACGTAGGTTAGACGCACCGTAGGACGCTACGAAGTCTTCAGCAGGTACGAACACAGACACAGGGCGTTCTAAGATTGGATCATAGTAAATTTTCTTAAATGCGGAGCCAGCCAACGGAAGTTTAAACAGCATTTGCTCCATTTCGTTCCGATAATCGGGCATTTCTTCCGTTATAAGATAGTTAAGTTCTGTTTCTACACGTTGAGATTGTTTAAATTTCTCAGGTGTCATCTTACCGACGATTTTTGACTTAACAGGACCGGATGCAGGCATAAGTTCACTCATAGCCTGCGCTTGGAACCGTACTACAGCCTCAGTGAGCATAGGGTGATACACCCCAGAGGCCCCCTGCCAAGGCTGTGAACGGTCCTCAATCTTCATACCCAGCAAATCTAGGCCGTTTATGTATGATGTAGCCCATTCTTTACGTGACGCACGGTCATTATCGAAGTCTTCAACTAACTCAGACGCCATGCTCTCCAACATCGCGTCCTCAATACCCTCGGCTAGATTCGCATTGTGATCTGCCATAGCTGCGTCAAGGTCATCATCAAGTCCGGGACTTCCAAAGTTTATAACTACAGACCCATCATCCATCTCGACTTCAACTGCGCTATCAGCATCGGCCATGACTTCTACCTCTAAGTCAGGGGTCTCACCCATCAACTCAATCTCATTGGGAGTCATCACTTTTTCAATCGCCATGTCGGGCCTCGCTACGGTGTTTCTTTTGTAATTCTAGCAAATAAATATATCTTTGTCGATGTGAGGGTGCCCTATAGGTTGGGAGGAAACCCAGAACACCCCCACGGGACGCGGCCAGCGTCCTATAGGCGTGATACCAAAACCTACGTGATAAAGCTAGCACGTTAATAATAGTCCGCTCTTTGAGGTATATCAGGCTCGTCATCCCACACATCAGTAGGTAGTCGTATGAACCCACCCTGTCTAAAACGCAATAGGGCCATAACTGTAGAGTCAACTTGGTCATCGTTAGACATAAACGGAAACCCAGCTATTTCTTCTACCAACTCTTCTGCCCATCGTTTAGCGGGAACCCAACACAGCTCTGACCGTATTATGTCAGCCACAGAGTTAAGACGTGCCATCTTATCACCCGACCCACGGTGCGGTGTGTACTCCTGCACAGGCAGATCCATACGTCTCATCTCTTGATACAGGGCTGACCCCGATGACTTTTTCTCCACGATAAACGCGTCAGGTTCCCAATCATGGTATTCCCGTACAGCTAGCTCCTTTAGCTCTGGGAACTCCATGCGCTCTTTTATAGCGTTCAACAGGATGAGGTTGTGCATCTCCTCTTCTTCGTTGAAGAACACGCCCCATGTTGTGAGCGATGTATAGTCAGCGCGGTTGTGTTTCTCGGCTGCGGCATCAAGCGACATTATAATGTACTCACAGTCAGGCGGATCATCGTCTGCCCATATGCGCCACCACTCACGTTTGACGATAGACGCTTCTTCTGCGGTGGGTTGCTGCTGATACTGTGCGTTCCATTGAAACGTGGGCATAGATGACTTTGTGCGTAGTAGCGCCTCTAAGTCAAAGAACTCAGGCCACAGTGGTTTCTGTATCGGCTTACCGTCATCATCTTCAGAGTCTAAGATGGCGGGGAACTCTATGATCTCAAACTGATCTGACTTCTCGTTCTTCACCATGTCAGAAGTCACACGACCTGTCAGGTCATCCATGTGCCAGCGCGTCTGTATGATAGCTACTCTACCACCCGGCATAAGACGAGTACGCGCACCAAAGGTATACCACTCGTATGCTCTCTCAAACACGGAGAAGTTGCCGTTGATAACATCTTGTTCTGAGTGGGGATCGTCAATGAGCAGGAGGTCAGCGCCCCGACCAGCAAGAGCAGAACCAACACCACACGCATAATACTCACCACCAAAATTCGTATTCCAACGCCCCGCAGACTTACTATCCACCGCCAACTTAACTGTAGGGAATATCTCTTTGTAGTCATCTAGGGAGATAAGGTTACGTACCTTACGTCCAAAGTCCACAGCTAGGTCAGTGGTGTGTGACACCATCATAACCTTCTTATTAGGATTGCGCCCTAAGAACCATGCAGGGAAAAATATAGATACTAACTGGGACTTGCCGTGACGTGGAGGTATATTGACACAGATGCGATCCTCGTCACCCGCCTCAATAGCCATCAACAGATCAGCAAGGATACGGTGATGACGCCCTACTATGTAGTCATCTTGCATCCGTTTACAGAACTCTATCAGGTCATCGTAGGCGGTTTTGTTGCGCTTACGTATACCTAACTCTTCTACCAGCTTGTCTATCTCGGTTATTTCTTCGTCTGAGAAGCTGTCCAAGTTGTCCAGCATGTGCTGAACTTCTTCCTCGGAGAAGCCCACATTATCCTTCATCGTCTAACCCTAGCTCGGCGTCTATGTCTATGGGCGTATTATCGACAGGTGTGGCGTCTATGATCTCGGCATCTTCTACATCATCGTCTGGCGTAACATCTACGAGTTTAGTTAACTTATCCCGCAGTCTATCTCTGATATCATCTGTAGTCTGATGAGTGACAGTTACTTCGGCTTTCTCGGCAAACAGCCCCACGTCTGAGACCTTACCTAATAGTTCTAGTGCGCGTATGCGTATCCGTGCGTCTGGGTTTTCGGTTTCTTCGATTAGCTTGTTTGTGACTAGGTGCCTTATCTGTGTACTACTCTTAACGACTGAATGACCAAAATCTTTAAGGATTCGATCAGTTAAAAGCAACGTAGCAGGCGTCAGCGCCGCCGTTCTCTTCGGCGTGGCCTTCTTCGTAGTCATGATAGGGTCCGCAGCAAACGCAGTGGCTATCTTAGCAGCGTTGTCTTTATCCTCTGCCGTCACCTGTATATCTAGCCCATGTGATGCAAGCAGCTTGGATGTTTCTGCAGCGGCAGATATTCTATCGGCCAACTTAATCTTTGTCGCTGAATCGGGCAGAGGGATACCTACCTCTGGTTCTACAGTTATGGTCACTTGTATAAGTCCTCTATAAACTTAGCCAGCTTATCATCTTCTATGCGCTTTGTCTGCTCACGTATCAGCTCTTGCTGTTTCTCTAGTTCAAGAAACTGCCGATCCAGTTCAGACAGCACGGGAAGTCTATGATCTTATCTAAGTCTACTTTTTTCATACCGCCTTAACTGCCTCTCCATTTCGGAAACTGATGTTGTCTCATCAGCATTGCGTAGTATATCCTTCATAGCCTGTTGTTGGAGTGTAACTTCTCTCTCAGCTTGTTCTAGCTCTACTCGCTTACTTAACGGCATTTCAGATTCTGATTCGCCAAAATCAAACTCCCCCTGCCCATCATCGGTCATCTTCATGCTAGGACCAAGTAAGTCCTTTAGTAAGTCGCTCGTATCATCAACCTTGAGTCTAGGCAGGCTTCCTATATCAACGCCTTCTATACCCCTACGATCTTTCTCTTTAGCTATTAATGCTCTGAGTTCTGCAAGCTGTGGATTGCTTGAAGGGTCTACCATCGTAGGCTCTCCCTCCATATCCATGTCAGAGTCCCTAACTCTGTCTCCCAGATAATCATAGTCCATGTAGCGCATCTGCCCATCTAGGCTGATTAAGTCATCGTTTGACAAGTTAGGTAGGTTAGCGCCGTTGTTTGCGCCGAAGTCTTCTATTATCTCGCTAAAAGCTGCCTTACGTTCTTCCATTAGTTCAGCGTTATACATATTCAGATGATAGTCGATACTATCATCAGCGAAGTTACCATCACCCGGATCATCACCTGCAATGTCATCAAAAGCCTTCTCAAACTTATCACTTAGACTTTTTAGTTTCGCTACCGATGCACCGAGATTTGTGGCTGTTCCTGCCACTGCTGTTCCTACTGCTGCTTTCTTGGCGAAGTTACCCAGCAGACTTGGAGCTACCGCCGCAGTTACTGCTGCTGCCCCAACGTCTTGTCCAAACTTCCGTCTACTTGGGTCTGTAGGAGTGCTAGGGCCACGGGTGTCGGGAGTTACCGCGCCTAATACATCACTCCCAGCTTTTAGTGCGCCCACTGCACCTAGTGTGCCTGCACCAGTAACAGTGAGGTAGTCGTTCAACTGCTCCTCAGACCCCTTGGGTGTGTCAGGGTACTTGTTCTCAACAGCCCTAACTGCCGCCTCTTTTATGTCTCTGCCTTGTCCTTGCAGAGATAGAGCGTTCCGTAACTCATAGTTACCTAGTACACCTCTTGCATCTTCTAATACATTCTCACCGCCTGTATCGTATGTTTCGGCAGCGTAGTCTCGTATGCTTTTAGCTGCATCAGGTATGGATATTATGGC